AACCTGACCCCACTTCACGCCACCATCCGTGACCGACGAGTCAGCCTGAAGAACATGACTGTTCGTGCCGACCGCAATCTTCTTGAATGTGGTGGAACCATGCACCACCAGGTCACCGTTGGCGGTGTAGGCGGACACCAGTTCGTTGGCGTTGTCTGCCTCGGTTGCGGTGAACACGGGATAGATGACAGCACCGCCGTCATGGGCACGGTCCGTCGTGTTGTCGGCTCCACGCCCGTTGACAGACGCACCCCAGGTGGAGGTGACGGCAGGGTCAACCACGGTGAGGGAGGTGGTGGTTGCGTACTTGACGCAAATCTTTTCTTCCTTGGCGGTGCCAGGGTCAACCACGACAAAGAACGGTTCGCTGCCAGTGGACCAGCCAGACATGGTGGAGCCAAGCGAAATGGTGGTGGCGTTAGCAGCCAACCCACCCGAAGCAATCGTGTTACTGATTGCTGCGCCCTTGTATGAACGACGACTCTTAGCCATGACTCTCCTAGTTTTCCACCGAACGCAAGGTTACTACAAGCGTCCCATCAAACGACCAACTATTCCCACGGGCATCAGACGATTCCCAAGCAACATCATCAACAATCACCGTGTGGGTGAACTGCCCAATCTGAAGCGTCACAATACGGGGTGACTCAATCAGGCTGTCAAAGAAGTTCTGGTTCTCATCCACATCGTAGTAATACTCCCTGCCCTTAACCGTCACCGACTCATGCAACAAGATAGGCACAACGAAGAACTGGCTGCGGTACGGGGCAACATACGCCCTCGCCATCCAGCGAGTCATGGTCGGACCAGCAGTAGCGGACTCTCTCGTCAACACAAACTTGAACGCCGCCTCAATCGCCTTCTGGTCAGTACCATCCGATGAGGTTTCGGTTTCGTTCTGGATGTTCCACACAGCCAACTGTTCGTAGTCACCGTTGTCTGTCTTAAGGTACGGGGTGATGGACCCAGCCAACGGGTAGGCACGGGTGTCTACCTTGGCAACGAACTTGCGGTCAGGGATACCCCAACGATAGGTGCCTGATTCAATCTGCGCGGTGGTGACAAGGTTGGCGGAATCCTCAGCGATGATGCCAACACCAGACACCATGAACACATGACGCGAAATACCGTTGCTGTCAGCAAATGTGACAACGCTTTTCACGTCGTTAGTGGAGTCGTACATCAGGTCAGTAGCAAACGCTGGAAGGTTCGTGGCAGTGAACACTGACAGGTCCAGGCGACCCAACCCACCCGAGGTGCCGTCATAGTTGGACCAGGTGAACCAGGAGAATCTGTCATCCGAGGTGAACTTGTACACAGGTCCGCTGGTGGGGATGAGGGGTCCAGCAATCAGGTTGGAGTTGCTATCGGTGGAACAGTAACGGACACCCTTGTTGGTGCCCACCAGGATGAACCCGAGGTAGCCACTGATGGTGGACACAACTTCACCCGTCGGAAGTTCCAGGGCGACGATACCTTTGTCAAGAACACCAGCAGAGGTGATGGTGATTTTGTAAATGAGGGACTTCTTGCCTGAATAACCCGCAGCATAAATAGCGTTCTGACCTGTGGCTACCCCAACCCAAGTGAACGCCAAATCATCTGGGGTGATGTGGTCAGTCTTAGAACCGCCAGATGCAATCGTCGCAAGTTTGTGGCTGTACGCACCCCACATGAAGTTCTTGGCAAAGCCCAACATATAGTAGTTGTCGTTGCTGTTGACATACTTTGTGCTGTCAATCAGGGTCGCATCAACGCTGGTGTCAATCTTGCGTACACCATCAGACGGGAACGCCAAATAGATGTCGTTACCATCGGTCGCCATAGCCTGACACGAACCACCAGGCTCGCCAGTACACGCAGTCCAAGTAGCCGAAGTAGAAAACGGGTTCGTGCTGTAGAAAACATCACCGTTCAACGAGGCGTACAACCTGCCGTCCTGCACCACCATATGCGAAGCCGTCGCAGAAGACGACTTAGACAACAGGGTTGAGTTCAGCAAACTGATTTGCCCCTTGGTCCACGGGTACACACCCTTGGATTTGTAGAACATAAAGTCCTTGGACTCAGCGGTGTCGGCATACTGCTGTCCCGCACCCAAATGCCACGAATCCTGACCACGACGCCACAACCCACCAGGGTTAATCGCCGCCTCACCAGGCGCAGTAGAGATGTCCTGCGAATCACGAACACGCTGCTCATAACCACGCTGGAACTTCCCCGATTTCTGGTCAACCATGTACGGACGACCATCAATAGCAATCGGAAAAATGTTAGGGACAAGCGACGAGGTGGACGTACCAGAGAAATACGGTGGCGTCCCGACATACGAGAGCGTGAACGTGGGAACAGCCATCGGCTACACCCGTGTCAAGAACGTGGGGTACTGCCTAGTCAGTTTCGCAGCCTCAGCAGTGATACGGTCACGACGCAAACGAATCAGGTTGTTGATACTGCTAGCCACCGAACCCGTACCAACTTCCTCGGCACGGCGAGTATCACCCTGCGACTCGGTGAAGTTACGCTTGATTTCGCGGGGGCTGACCAGGCGAATCTGTGCGCCCATCATCAGAATGTCCTCACACGACGACGGGATGCCAGCAATGTTCTGAAGGTTCTGTGCCTCCGTGGTGACATTGTTGAACGGGGACTTGTACACCACATGAAGACGCCCAGCCTGGACACCCTCATCAAACCTGATGGCATACCCAGAGTTGAAATCATCAGTCGGCAGGTCACGGATAAGGCGAACACGACGCAGAATCGGGTAGTCGGTTGCCATGTAACGCAGCGACGCCGACACCAAATCAATAATCTTGTCGGGGGTCTTCAACGCCATCATCGGGTCCGACCCGTTGTATGTGTCCTGCAATGCTTTCACCTGGTACAACCCGTTCATCGGGGAGGACAGGTCATCCAGTTCGGCGTTGATGGCTTCAAGAATCTGTGCCCTGGGGAACTTCGGGTCCACCGTGACGATGGCACCGCTGGAGTGGGTGGCTGCGGTCGTACCGTTGTAGCCTCGTTCCACGGTTGCGGTCTTGGAACCGACAGAAACTTCCCAAACATACATAAGTTCGGAGTCAACCTGGATGACGGAACCTTCGCGGATTCCTTTCAGGTCGTACGTCAGGGTGGCGGTGGTGGCGGTAGCGGTCAAGGACGCAACGAGTTTGTTGCGTTCCTCCACCGTCCCAGACATCAACTGTCTGACGGTACGGTCAATGACTGTCCCAACAGTTGACATTTACTTCTTCTTAGCCTTCTTCTTTGCCATGCCAGCCTCGGACATGGCAATAGCAATAGCCTGCTTCTTGGACTTCACGACAGGTCCCTTCTTGCCAGAGTGCAAGGTCCCAGCCTTGAACTCATGCATGACCTTCTGGACCTTGGCAGCCTTCTTCTTAGCAGCCATTACTTCTTCTTAGACTTCTTCGGAGCAGCCTTCTTCTTGCCGTACTCCATCATGCGCTCCTTGGCACCTTCGCCCTTTTCGTGCTTCATCATCGCACTCTTGGACTTGTACTTCTCACCCTTAGCAGACATGGGCACTCCTTTAGACGGGGTTACCCTGAGTGTACCACTCCATGTTCGCCCGAAGTCTGGCGTCGCCAGGGTTCAACTCCAAGGCTGTGCCCCCGAACTGGCGGGCTTCCACCAGATACCCCAGATGCCACGCCGAGATAGCCGCCAAATCGTACGGCAACCACCCCCAAGCGTCAGCCTCACACAGATAGTCCAACGGTTTCTCACGGATGTCCAACGCCGCCAACGCAAACTGGCGGCAAGCCTGCCAGTTCCGTTCATCATGGTAATGCTGCGCCAACATAACCAGCGTTTCCCGACGGCACGGGTCAGCCAACAACGCCCGATACAGATTGATGGGCTGGTCACCCAGTTTGTACAGCATCCTGTACGCCGCCGCTTTCTCAGGACCCCACTTGCCGAGCAAGGTGGCAGACACCAAATGCTTGATAGCGGCAGGCTTGTTACCCTTGTAGAAGTATTCGCGCCCCAGATAGAACTGGTTGCGTGGGTCGTCAGGGTCTTCTTTAACTGCCAGTTCCAGCAACGGCAGATATTGAGCGCGGGACTTGGACGAGTCGGGATGATGATGAATCTCCAACCCTGGAACGAAACCCTGTGTTTCACCGTCCAATGGGGTGAGGACTTCGTGGACGGGGTGCCGCCAAATGTAGTCGTCACGGTAGTGAATCTTGTCGCCGCCGTACACCAACCCCTCAGAACCGTCAGGGTTCCACGACCAGACATACTTGTAGCGAGGACGGTTGACAGTCGGGTTGGCTTTCAGGAAATCCTCTAGTGCTTTCCGCCATCCAGGTTGCAGCACCTCATCCATATCCAGAGCGATGCAGTAATCCATGCTGCTGGGTATCCAGCCCAGTGCCCTGTTCCGTGCCTCGTCAAACCGCCACGGGTTCACGACTGCTTGCGCCCAGTTCACATGACAGTCAATGGCTTCCTGAACGGTGCGGTCTGTGGAGCCTGTGTCCAGAATGAATCTGAAGTCGGCGTCAGCACAACTTTCAGCCCAGCGACGAACGAATTGTTCTTCGTTCTTGGCTATTGCGTAGACAGCAATTTTCATGTCCCCTCCTGGGTGTTGCTAGGCGAGTGGCTCAGGCGCAGGACGAGCAAGCCATTCGGCGTATTCCTCGTCGGTCATCGGGCGCACCAGGTCATCAATCTGAATGTTCGGTCGCTCAGGGTCAACTGTTTCTGAATCCATAGACACGGACGGTTCCTCCAGTTATTGAAGATGCATTGATAAATAACGTGAAATCGGTGTATGACGTTGAGTTCGCCAAGTACCCACCGTTTGCTGCGTTCCCACCGCCTGGATGACCATATGTGTAAAACGCAGAAAAATATGTGTTCTTTGACAGATACGGGTTGCTAACAAAAATGTTGGCGTATGTCGTGTTTGTTGTTGCAATACCAAGTCCGCCCCATTCTGTTGCATTACTGCCAGTGAGGTTCCACGGATTTGAGTTCCCATATGTCAGATACACACCTGAGTAGTAGTAACCAGTCCTGGTAGAACCCAAATACATATTGATTCCGTAATCACCGCCACAAGCACCACCCGACACCGTGATTTGGTAGGAATCGTATGTGCTACTGAAAGCGTTTGTGACGGTGATGGAAGAAACAGCCGACCCAATCGTTTGTGCCTTCACCAGTTCCATCCCTGGTGGGGTGTCTGCGTCGGTCAGCATCACCCACGAAGAACCCTGGTACACCAACGTCTGCTTCGTGTCAGTCTCGTAAATCACCTGACCGTTATACGGGCTGACAGGGCGTGTGCTGCTGGTGCAAACCCCAGGACGCAAACCAGTGTTGTTATTAGAAATAGCCATTACGCAGGTCCAATATCTTCAATGACAAGTTGGCGAGGACCATCACTTGTTGTTGGCTGACCATACGAAGTCACCTGCGTGTTGTTCGGTGTGCCGCAAATCTGAACCTTGAATGTTTCAGTACCAGCGGTAGACGGTCCAGCGAACACATAACTCACGGTCTTGTTTGGGGCTTCACTATTAGAAATGTCGGGAAGACCAAACCCCCAAGAAGTGATTGTGGTTGACCCGCGCAGAACCTTGTACAAAACAAAGTTTGTCCCGCCGTTGGTGTACGGACGAATCAACAATGTTGCCCTTAGTAGCCTGTTCGGTCCATAAGTCACAGACACAGACAAACCTTCATCCTGGTATGTGGTATGCGGTGACGATGTGCTGAACGCTGTCGTAAGTTCATGTCTACCCAAGACACCCCATGCAGTGTTCTTCGGTGGGTACCAGGCGGAGCCATCGTAGATGAGCATCTTGTCGGTATCGGTTTCGTAGATGCATTGACCTTCGTACGGTGACGCAGGACGAGTAGATGAGGTACACACACCTGGCTGGATGAGGCGTGACGCTGCAAGTTGCTGAGTGATACCCATGTTTACTTCCTGTACCCGTACACACTGATAGTACCGCCAGTCAGTGTCACACCATAAGTTGACAATTGAAACCCATCATAGGAATTAGCAAGTTCGTGGACGGACCAGCCCATGCGAAAATATGAAGCATCTGCACTACTAAACTGCAAACGGGTGTATTCAGACCTATAAGGAGCCTGCACATCAAACACAAAGGAGTTACCCCCAGTTGTATTTGTGATTGACCCTACTTCTCCAAAAGCGGCATTAGAAAATGAAGCGTTCGTGAGTGAGCCACCAGCACCAGTAGCAATATAGAAAGTATTTCCATACCATGCCGTAGAACTCAATGTTCCGTTACTGGTCAAAATAAATGTTGCGGCATTACCAGCCCCACTGCAAGTTGTTCCTGAAACTGAAACAATGTAATTGTCATAGTTAGTAGTAAAACAATTATTTACGGAAACAGCACTTACACCAGTCCCAATCCCCTGTGTCTTCACCAGCACCAAACCAGGCGGCGTATACCCACCCAAACCCGACGAAATAGCCATTAGAGTTGCCTATCCCAACCAGTCACAGTCACAGTCACCTTGGACCCAGTATCAGCCAACCCCTGAATCGTCACCGACTCCTCCAACACCAACGCAGTATCCAACACCACCGTGTCATTCGCAGCAACAGGCAACTGATACACAAAACAATTACTAGCCGTAGCCGCCGACCCAATCGCCAACGTCACCAAACGGTCAACACCATCCGTGTTGCAAATAACAATCTGCTTAATCGTGTACTGATGATTCAAAGACACCGTAAACAGGGTCGTCGTAGAAGTTCCCAGCATCGTCGGTGAAGCCAACAGTTTCGGTGTCACATCTCCAGTAGCCATCAGAACTCCATCGTCATCATCGTGTAGGTCATAAGGTTAGTCGTCACCTGGGTAGGTGCTGCTGCGCCTGTCGGACCTGTAGGTCCTGTTGGTCCCGTAGGACCCGTCACTGTGGACGCTGCGCCTGTAGCACCCGTAGGTCCTGTAGGTCCAGTGGGTCCAGTGGGTCCTGTGGGTCCTGTAGCACCATCAACACCAATCGTTCCGTTTGCGCCAGCGGGACCAGTGGGACCAGTGGGTCCTGTCGGACCTGTGGGACCAGTCGCACCATCCGACCCGACATAACCAGCAGGACCAGTAGCACCCGTGGGACCCGTCGGACCAGTAGGACCCGTAACGGTTGACGCCGCACCCGTCGGTCCTGTCGGACCAGTAGGTCCAGTTACAGTGCTAGCAGCCCCAGTAGGACCAGTAGGACCAGCGGGACCCACATCACCAGTTGCCCCAGTAGGACCCGTTGGTCCCGTTGCTCCAACCGCGCCAGTCGGTCCTGTAGCACCTGTAAGTCCCGTTGCCCCTGTTGGACCTGTCGGTCCAGTTGCGCCAACCGCGCCAGTTGCTCCCGTGGGACCTGTAGGTCCCGTTGCGCCCGTCGCTCCACTTGCTCCAGTAGGACCCACAGTTCCCGTAGGTCCTGTACTTCCCGTGGGTCCAGTTGGACCTGTACTGCCAGTAGGTCCTGTCGGACCTGTTGCTCCTGTTGCACCTGTATCCCCTTGCGGTCCTGTCGGACCAGTTATTCCTTGCGGTCCCGTAGGACCAGTTGCGCCAGTCGCACCTTGCGGACCAGCGTTTCCTGTGCCAACGATACTGATGACGGCATCAACCGACAACGCAGTGACAACGGGCACAGTAAGAAGCCCGACGCTTTCCGTTGTGCGCGTGACAACCAGGTCATACGAGCGTTCGTTCCCTCTTTCAACAGTGACGAGAGTGGTAGCCATTGCTACCTCGTAACGTCTGCGAGAACCGTCACGTTACCAGCGAGAAGGGTGGACACCACACCAGAAGCGGTTTCTTCAAAGTCCCAGTAGTACAGCCCTGATGCGAGGGTGGCTGAGTCTGTTGCTGAAAGAACAGCGGTGACCTGCCCGCTGGCTGCGGAGGTGATGCTGCAAGTGAACGACGCCTTGACGTTGTTGGCGTCCTGGGTGTTGCGAATCTGTGCGCGGTAGGTACGACCCGTGATGTCTATGGGCGTGGTCCCGTCAGTGGTCAGCGTGACAACAATGGTTTCCGTGTCGCCACGGGTGATTGTCAGGTCTTGGTCTGCGGGTTGAGCCATAGCCTTACCACTTTACCTTATTTGCCCAGTATGCGGCAGACATCTTTCCTTTGGCGATGTTGGCTGCGTGGCGGGCTTTGAACGCTTTGTTGCGGGCGGACCCTTCGGGGGAACCTTTGACGCCCTGCTGCCCGAAGCGAATCAGTTTCACCTTGTCGCCTTCCTTGGCGAGAACGGCGTGGGACTTGTTGGCGTTCGGGGTCCGCTTCGGTTTGTTGTATCCCGCGAACTTTTCGCCTCGGTACTCAATCATGTTTTCTCCAGTGCGTCCGAGGCTGATAATACCTCAAAGACATTTTCGGGGACAGTGTAGGTGTGTCCTGGTTCCATCTTGTAGGTGTGGTTGCCGATGGTGGCGTTGACTTTGCGGCGGACCTGTACGGGAACTTGTACGGATGGGGCAACTGGTTCGGCATGACTGAGCATGACGCCTGTGGGGATGGCGGAGAGGAGTTTCTTGGTGGAGTGTTTCCAGGCGAACCGCTCGGTCTTGGGGATGTTCAGTTCAGCCTCCTCCCGAATCGTGTCACGGTTCTTGTAGGCGAGCATCATCAATTCCTCCAACACCCCCTGGTCAGGTTCATCCCACTCACCCACCGTATCCGCTGTGACCTTTGACACAGGCACCCGACCCCACGCACAATCCGCAAACTGCACCTGCCCCGTCGTTTCCGACAGAATCGTCGGCACCCCCAACGCAATCGCCTGCAACGGCATCAACCCAAACCCCTCACCCCTGCTCGCAGCGATGAAACAATCCGCCTGGTTGAACCAGTCCCGCTGCTCCTCCAACGACATCCACTCACGATGCAGCACCACGTTCGGCGGAAAGCCCCCTCTCGGCGTGTCTGAGGCGTGTGGAGCCGCTTTCAGGTGCAAAACCGCATCCGACAATTTAAGAGCCTCAAAAGCCCTCACAACAACATCCAGCCCCTTCCTGCGCCACAGCGACCCGCCAGCATGGAACCTGAACGGACCGTCCACCACCCGAGGCTGAGGACGCCAGAACTTGTGGTCCACCCCCAACGGCACCATCCGAACATCCCCATGATGCTGAGAGAACAGTTCCACGTTCTGCTCGCACGGAACAAGAATCTGGTCATACTGCCCCAACCAGCGAACAAACCCAGGGTGCAGAACCGTCGTCTCCCACATCGTGAAACAAACACGATGCTGACCAGCCAGCCAACCCTTCACCACATTCGGCACCGACATATGAACATTGACAGACCCCAACGGGTCCAGGCTCACAGTCTTAGGCAACGCATCCTTGAACCCGTGGAACATTGCCCCATACCCGAACAACGGGTCGGTGTACCCAGTCCACGACTGGACATTCACTCAGCGATACCGCGAGCAACCAGACGCTCAACGTCCACCCTGCCCTCAACCTGGGCAGCAGTCTCAGCCCGCGCCTCAATCGCAGCAGCCCCATCAATCCCGCGAGGCTGCAACCCGTTCTGCCTCAACCGCTTGTAAGCAGGCATATCCTTATCCCAGTTCTTCGCAGTCCTGTTTGTTGCCTCAACCTGTGCCCCGCGAGTCGTGGTGGAGTTAGCCCCGAAAGACACCCCCGCAACTCTGCAACCGAAACAACCTTCAACATCCAGCGACGGATGCGTTTCCCTATGTTTCATGGCGTGATGTAATCCCCGTATCCTGCTTCCTCAAGGTCTGCCTGTTCCGCAGCCGTAATCGGATGAACGTGCCCGCCGTGGTAAAGGATGGCAACCGTGGTCATGTCAGATGGCTGGTCTTCCGTGAACGACCCATCAGTCAACTTGAAAACATTTCTGCCTCTGCGCCCTGGAGCCAGGTACGCCATGATGCCAGTTTCGTTACGGTCAGCCCACACCACAATGTTTTCTGTAGGTGGTCTGAATGTTGCCATAAGTCAGAGAATAGCAAAACCCCCCGCCCGAAGGCAGGGGGTTCGCTCATCAGCCCCAGGTAGCGGGGTGGAATGTCAGGAGTTCGTGCCGATGGACGACGCCGACTCAATGCGGCGCAGTGCTTCCTGGCGGAACACGCCGTAGCCCACGAAGTGCTTCCAGCCCACAGGACGGAAACGCTTGAGGAGGTCGGTCACGGTGCCGTACACGATGGTCGGCTGCTCGCCGTACTCGCCGCCCAGGGACACACCCTTGGCGAGAGCCTGACGACCCATGACGAGGGTGCCGTACACGTCAATCGTGCCGCTGGAACCGCTGTTGTTGGATGCGTTCGTGAACAGCGGAGCGCGTGACGACTCCATGAAGCGGACGCCTTCAAACATCCCGATTTCACCGTTGTAGATTCCCTCGGGGTTGACGTAGTTGGCGGGCGTGCGCCACGCTGCTGCGTCGGTTGCCGAACGGAAGTCGTACGAAACGTCGGGGTGGATGAAGCCGACGTACGAACCGTTGATGGTCGGGACGTTGGCACCGCGCAACTGGGCGACGACGCGACGGACGTCGTTGGCTGCGAGGGTGTCATCCGAGTTGACCGTCACGCGGCTCGTCGGGTCGGTTGCACCGCCCGTAGCGTAAATCACGTTGTCGCCAGCCTCAAGGACGTTACGGCAGATGGTGTCAATGGAGAGACCAGCGTTGTAACCGACAGCGTTTGCTGCCACAGGGTCCACGGGGAGGAACGACGATGCACGCAACTTGGCGGTCGTGACCGTGGCGTTGCCGTACTCGTTGAGGGTGACCGTGACCTGGCTGTCGCTCATGGCGACGGGGGTCACATCCTCAGCCTCGCCCAGTGCCGTCGTAGCGGCAGCGAGGTCAGCGAACACGGTGAACTTGACGGACGCACCAGGGTTGGTGGCGTTGGTTGCCTGGACGTCTGCGAACTGGTCGTAGTACATCTCGGGGCGGAGTGCGAAGTACGCCAACTTCTCAAATGCCACCTGGTCGGTGGTGAGGTTGGACGTACCCGTTTCTGCTGCGTAGTAATCAGCCATTTTGGGTTTCCTTTACGGATTGAGGTTTGTTTACAGTTCGCTCAGGTCAATGCCCTGAGCCTGTGCCTCTGCATAGATGGAAACGATTTCTTCCTGGGATGATGCGTCCCTGATTCGCTTGACCCATGACGGTCCTTCGGAAGCGGTTTCGGCTCCAGCGGCAACCTTGTTGGTTTGCTGCCAAGCGTTCCTGTCTTCCTGTGAGACCTGACCCTGGGGTGTAATCAGTTGTGCTTCCAGAGCAGCCTGCTGGATGGCTTCGGGGCTGAGTTCGCCGTCGTAACCCTTCACGAAATACTTGAACTTCGGGTCGCTGGCGTTGATGCCTGCTTCCATGAAAGCCATCTTTCGTTCAGTGTCGGCGTACTTTGCGAGCAGGGTGTCCTTTTCGCGCAGTTCCTTTTCCACCTGCTTGAGCCTCGCGCGAACTGGGTCCTTGCGTGGTTCTTGCTGTTCGTCGTCCGAGAAATCGTCGTATTCAATCTCTGACATATGGCACACTCCATTTTCTGCCCACACCACACTTGGAGGTTTGTGGTGGCTGCGTTTGTTGTTACACCCCGTATGTTCGGTACAGGGCTGGGGGGTTCCCTGTACGTCCTGCCATCGGCATCGGTGTTACTTTAGCACACTATTGTCCGACGGTGCGGAGACCTGTCACACCTGTCTGTGTGGTGGTGAGTCCGCCGCCTGCTTCAAATGCTGCGGTGCGCTTGCGTCGGCGTTCAGCGATTTTCTGACGGGCTGCGGCGTTGGTGTTGAAGGTGCCTGCGATTTGTTCTGCTTGGGTGATTGCTTGTTCACCTGCTGCTGCTTCGGCGGTGGTGGTCTGGAATACTTCCTGACCCATGCCAATCTGCTGGAAACCCTGTTGGGCTTGAGCGGTGGTGACACCTTGTGCTGCGAGTTCTTCTGCGGTCATTGCACCGAGGTTGATGTTCGCTTGGGACTGCGCCTGGTTAGCGATGTTGGCTGCTTCCAGTTGGCGGGCGAACAGGGTGGATGACTTCTTGCGTCCGAGGATGTCTTCTGTCTTGGTGGGGTCCAGGTAGTAGGCGGCAAGGTCGGAGTCGGTAATGCCATACAAATTGTTCAACTGTTGCTTGACTGATTGCGGGGCGTTCATCGCAGCCTGGTAGCCGCGCTGGATACGGGCGTCAAACTCCACAGGCGAGACATCCCCGCCGACCAGTTTCGCCAGGTCCTCCTGCGAATCGTAAAACCCTACAGGCATCCCGTTATCCTTCAACCGAGCCAAATACTGCTTCTCCAGATTGATGTACTCAGACGGCTTCAACGGGTCCATACCAGCGGCAACACGCGCCTGATTCCCAGAGAAACGCTTCTTGATGGCGTCCTGCGAAGCAGTGTCAGTCTCAATGTAGCGAGACACAGAATCCTCATCGGCAGCATCAACACTCGGGTCCTGAACAATCTTGTTCAACAGGTCAAACAGGAAACCCAACCCCAAAGTATCAAGGGTCTTCTGGAGGTCAGCAGCAGTAGCCATTATCGCACCTTACCGAAAATCTTGTCAACCGTGTCAATCATGGACGAATACTGGTCCTTTGCTTCTTTCGTGTTAGCCCACTCGGGAAGCCCACGAAGATACTGAGTCCACTCGGTAGAGTTCATCAGGCGAGCCTCTCCAGTCTTGGGGTCCTGGTAGGTAAGCAACTTGCCGAACTTTGTGGCGTCAGAGAAATCAATGGATGTCTCATCAACGCCGAGCACGTTGGCTGCGATAGACCTGTAAGACCCTGTGGCGGATGTCACATCACCAGCGTCCAACTGCTTGGCAAGCGACGGGTACAAAGACTTAGCCTGCTCACGGAATTGCCCCTTGACCTGTTCAGCGGTCATCTCGCCGTTCAGCACAGACTGGACATAACCCTCAACAGAGGAGTCAGACAACTTCAAACCGTACCTGGCGGCAGTGCTGCGAATACCAGCAGCGTCAGTTCCTTGCTGCAACCCAGTCGGCGTAGCCGTGGCAGGTGCAGTCGGGGCAACCGACACACCAGCCTTAGCCTGCGACGCAACTGTCTTCTGAATCTCGCTCGTCAAACGAGTTGAGTCCCAACCACCCTTGAGCGCGCCAGCCGCCAGCAAACGTGACTGCTCATCCGTCAGCGTGTAACCCTGCTGCCCAGTCAACTCCTTGACTGTCTGGACCTGCTGGTCAACCTTGTCCAGATAGGCACGGTCGTTCTTGAACGTACCCTTCAGATAGTCGTACTCACCGACCTGAAGGTTTGTGAACCACTGCGAATTGTTAATCGCATCCATGTACTCCTGGTCAGACCAGTCGTTGATGTAGGCATCACGAATCAACTTCGCAACCTCATCGTTGCTGTTATAGATGTTGACAAGCCAGCCGTACTTCTTCGTGACGAAATCAGCCCACTTCTCACCCTCGGTGAACTTGACACGCTTCGCGCGAGCCTTCTTGTTTTCGGCGGCAATCTGCGCCTTGGTCTTGGTAGCAGCCATTACTTGCCCTCGCTCACAACTCTGTCAAACACGGAAAACAAACGGTCCATCTTACGGGTGTCAACTTCTTGCCCGAAATCCTGGCTAATTCTGGTGCTGGCAAAAGTTTCAGCCGACGGAGCCTGCGTCACAACACCACCAACAGTCTGTGCCTGCTGCTGGTACCGCACCTGTTCCTGCTGGAACGACGACACCAACGCATTGAGGTCGCCATCCTGAAGGTTCCTGCCGAGCATTTCCTGTGCGGTCTTACGGAAGACAGCCTTCAGGTCGTCAGGGTTGGTTATCTGGTATGTACGCAACCCAGTGCCAGTAATCCCAGCCTCCTGACGAGCCTGACCGACAGACGCCAAAGCGGTCTGCCAATCCGACCCCATACGGTTAGCAACACCGAGAACATTACGGAACGCAGAACGAGTCTTGTTGTCCACAACCCCAGGTGTGTAAGTGCCAGACATGAAACCGTTAGCCTTCATCTGCGCCTGGTAGAACGCAATGTCTTCACGGCTGTACTTGTTGATGGTGTCCTCATCGCCAGTGAAATACAACGGCTGCGGCGTCACCTTACCGCCAGGACCATAAGGGGAAATAGACGACCGTGCAGGCGCAAGATAACCCGTGTAGCCAGTGACTTTCCCCGTCAACGGGTCAATGACCTGCTTCCCCTCAACACCGATAGCCGAACGAGAAGTTGGGGTTGTCTGACCAGGAACATACGAACCACCAGACGCAGCCTGAGAAAGCAACGTCTTAATCAGGTCATCAAAGTTGCTTCCCTCATTGTTATTACCGTCAGCCATTGTCTTCCTCCACAGGCTTGAACTCCTTAGAGAGTACATCCGTCCACAAATCCTTGAACCCAGGCAATGCCTCAGACAACCCTTCACCCAGCGTGGTCAACTGCTGACGCACAGCGGTCGTCTTCGGGCTTGCGGTGTACCAGCCAGTAACACCAATGGACTTCATCTGGGCAATCTTCTGGTCACGGAACGCCAGATAAGCCTTCACAGCCTTACCCATATCGGTGTCCGCCACCTTCTTGTCGTTAGCGATTTCCGCCAACTGACGCAACTGCTCAGCCCGCTTGGACTCAGACTCGGCACCAGCCAACGCACGGTCCCACTTCGGGAACTCTTTCTTGATGGTGTCAGCCCACATCTTCATCATCGCCTTACCCTGAGCAGTGTTCTGCTGGGCGGGCGTCAACTGTGACTTCATGGACTGGAACACCGTGTTCGCAATACGGGACTGCGCCTGGGCAATCTGTTCCTCACCAGTCTGGACAGTCAACGCGCCCTTCGTAATGAAACGGTTGTACACAGCCATCTCGGTCGGACCGAACTTTTCTGGTGCGTCGCGCGGACCGAAGTACGACGCCACCTGTGGATAAGTCTTGATGAGCGGCTGGTTGCCGTCAAACCAGTCCTCAAAGTCCTTGGACATGACGATGCCCTCATACTTTGTGGACTTACGCACGGATGTCATCACACCCCAGGCTGCTTCGCCGTAGGTGTTCAGGAAGTTCATTGTCCCGATGGAGCGGTCCTGACCAGCATCCTCCGCCTGCTTTTCGTACTCGCGCAGTTTGTCAGCGAGCACACCGATTTCCACATCGCCGCCCTTGGTCTGCGCCATGAACTTGGTAATAGGCGTGCCAGGTGCAAAGAAGTTTCCGAGACCGCGCAGGAAATACAACTTATTGGTGTTGTCCTCCACGTTGGCGAGGAAGTCTTCCATGTCTTTCTGTGTCTTCGGGACAGGTGAGGTTGACGCCATCGTCTTCAATGTGTTGGCGTAGTAGGCGCGGTACACCTGCGACTCTTGTTCGTTGCCGCCAACTTCCTGAATGAACTTTCCAACCATCTCACCAAGCGTCCCGCCAACAACAGGCAGTTCCTTAGCCTTCTGTGACAAGTACGGGCTGATGCGCTTCAGCCATGTCGGGCGAGGCACGGCAAGACCAGCGAACCCAGCAATCGGTTCCTGCCCTGTTTCTTCTGGGCGACCGTACGGAAACGCAATGTCGTTGACCCACTGCCAGTTCTTTGTGGTCGGGATGAAATACTGCAACGGGAACTGCACCGCTGGTCCGATACCAGGCAAGACATTCGTGAACATCGTCATGCTGCCAGTCGGCAACTTCAAACCCTGTGTCGGGACACCAGAGAAATGCTGTCCAAGCCAGCCAGTCCCAGGGATGGTGACCATTTCTTCACCAGTGGTCGGGTCTTTCGCCAGGAACATATCCTTCTTGCCGTCACCGTTGTAGTCCTCAAGGGCAAGACCACGCAGCCCGCGCAAAGCAACGTCAACCTTGTGGGCATTCTGCGGGCGTTCAATCAACAGTTTTGCCCAAGAAGTTCCCTGCTCACGGTACGCCTCAAAGAAGGGGAACAGGTAACGGTAATGGTCGCCAACCCATGACTTCTTTGTTGAGTCAAACAACAGGTCGCGGGTATAGCCAAGCGCAAACGACTTTGCTGCCATGTCAGCGGATTCAAGGTCGTTCTTGCCGTCAGCAAGTTTGAGCAGGCGAGTGATTCTTGCCTTCTGTGTAGCGGGAAGATTCACGTTCTCCAGCGTGGCTGACAGTTCGGTTGCTGCTTCCTTGCTGAGAATCGGTGCAACTTCCTCAATGCGTCCCCAGTATGCGGCGCGGAACGCAGGGCTGCGGGAAAGTTTGTCTGACGGGATACCGTACAGTTGACCGTAGAAAGTTCCGAGAAGGTGTGACCAACCATCACCGATGGCGGCGGTGCGGTTGAAACGGGAACCGAGGTACGCGCGATTTGGGCGATAACGCATATGGGTTGGTGCGCTTGCGTCGTTGATGTAATCCTTGGCGACAAATGCTTTGAACTTTGCTGATGCTTCGGCAACATTGGTTCCTGAACGAGTAAAAGCCGTTTCACCGTCAAACGCTCCCGTAGCGATGGTGTCAAGAAGTTTGCTGTTTGAACCAGCAATAGACTTAACTTCCTGGGTCAGAACACGGGTGAACTCTCTGGCGTTTTCAATGGTGTCCCACTGATAAGCGTCTGGGAGACCAGCGTAGTTCTCAAAGTATTTGGTGAAATATTGACGTCCGCTGCCGTTGAACAACCATTGTGCCACTGCCTCGCCAGCGTCAATGCCAGCCCTGCCGTTGCGAATGTGGTCGCTCCACTTTGATGTGACACCACCGAGGGTGACGACATCGTTCTCAAACAGACCGCCGTTGGCGATGCGGCGGATGTGCGGGTTGTTGTACAGGTCTGCTGCTTCCTGCACCACGCCGTTGACCCACATATTGCGTTCCTTGGCGACAGTGCGGTTAGCAATGTCCACCGCCTTTGTACGCATCATGGTGCCGTCGTTGTATGTACCCATGAGGCGATTCTTTGCGGCAGACGGCGTACGGGCAATGAGAGCCTGGTGAAGCCCTGGTTGATTTGCGTCCAGAGCAGCAGCAGTTTTTTCCTGCAACGCAAGCAGGTCATCCAGTTTGTCAATCTCTGGCTGGTATCTCTTGGCAAGTTCGGCTGCACCAGGCAGGTCACCAGCCTTACGAAGAACATCAATCTCCGCCTTGAGTCGGCTTATCTCGGCAATCTGATTCTCTGTGTCAGCAAGCAAAGTCGCCTTGTTGATTGCGGTACCGAAAACATCATCAACATAAGTTCCGCCGACACCGAGTTTCGCGCCGAGGCGACCGTCCATCATTGCCGATACATAGTCCATCGGGTGCTCAAAGGTGCCGTTCAACAGTACACGCAACTGTTCGTCGGGGAGAACTCGCGTCAGGTACCTACCTGCGGTGACAACAATCGGCTTCCACAGGTTTGTCTGAAACGAACCGTACGCTGCGTCCAAAACGTCTGCTGTCTTAAGTCCACCCTTGATGATTCGCCCCGTGCCGCGTAAAGCAATGGACCCTGTTTGGGTCATGGCGTTTGCTTCCTGCTCAAGTTTGTACAACCTGCCGAGGCGATATACCACGTTCTTAAGTTCTGACGGGTCAATCAGGTATGCGCCGTCCTGAAGCAACTGAGTGTTGCGGAGAGGACCAATGTTTCCGCGTTCCATCCATGCTGCGGGGGTCCCATCAGCCATGTCCTGCAATGTAAAACGTGCGGTACGGTCAACGGTGTACTGACGCCAGCGAGTCAACTGAGCAACCTCGTCCTTGGGAACGCCATTTGCTGTCAACGCCCTGCCAAGAACCTCATCTTCCCACGCGTTAAGATAATCAAAATATCCTTTAGACCCTTGCCCATAAGCGTCAATCAACTTGTTGACCCAGGTATCGCGTGTCTTGACATCCCAACCGAGATAACCCATGAGGTCGTCAACGCGACGAGCGGCAACTTCAATGTCATCCTTTGGGATGTGCAGCGATTCTGGCATCACCTCAAATAGACGGGTGTACCGCTGACCAGACTGTTTGATGCGGTAACCAAGGTCGGACAGGCTGTTGAAGTTGCCTGATGGGACCTCGCGCATATGGTAAGCGGGGTCCAGGTTGTTGACCGCATTGTCAATGGCGGAGATGACACCGTTGTGGTCATCGGCTGCTGCGATGTCCTTGGCGGTCATAATGCCCTGACGCTTCATCATGCGCCAGATAGCAGCAGGGTTCTTCTCTTTGACGTACGGGTCAAAGGTCTTGACTGCTTCGGCGGAGTCACGCCAAGAGTTCCACAGTGTCGGGTTAACAGTGGGGCGTTCGCCTTCCACCAAACCAGCGGCGGTGCGTACGGCTTCCGCATCGGGGATTGCTGTTGCTGCGCGACCCTGTGCACCAAACGGGCGTTTGATGGCACGAGCAACCGCTTCGGCGTCAAACGACGGGTCAGTCTTTATCATCACTGCGGCGTCAAGCAAACCAGACAGCACATTGTAAGTTGCGGAACCTTCCTGGATGACACCCATGTCAGCAAGTGACATTGCTCCTGCGCGCCCGACGGTCATCGGTGTCTTGTTCTCGCCAATCAGCGGACGGTATGCGGCTGCGGCTTTGGCTTGTTCTTCTGCTGCGCGACCACCAACAGAGAAACCACGCCCACCTATGTCACGCTGCGGGGTGGTGATGACACGCCCAGCCTCGTTAATCAACTGACCAGCGAAAGTTTCCTCATACAACGGTCCACGAATGAACTGGTCAAACAACGACTTGTCGCGCTGAGTCTGATACGAATGACCAGACGGCAAATAGTTTGCGAGCGCAAAGATTTCGTTCTGGATAACCTGCGGACCGTACGCTGCGCCAGCCATAAAACCACGGCTGACATCCTTGACACGCTCATACACTGCGCCACGGACAGAACCAACGACGTTCTCCACCGCCTCAGGCGTAAGGAAATCACCGATAGTGGCAGCAATGGAATACCCAGGAAGGTGCCCCCACCAGCCAGGACCGCCTTCTTCCTTCTTCTTTGGCGGGGTATACCGACTGTTCGCAGCGACCTCAGACCGCAAACGGTCCTGAATAGCGAGACGTTCCTGCGGTGTCATCACACCAGGACGCTTATCAGTCGGGGAAACACCAGCCTTCCATGCCTGCTTGCCGACAACCTCACCAATCTGCGGCAACAAATGGTCATTACCAGACAGAACAGTCGCAGCAATAATGCTCGGGTTCACCCAGTTGTACGCCGTGTACGCCTTACCAAGACGGTCAGCAACCGACGGGTCAGCCTTCAACTGGTAGTTCTTGACCCGTTCCTGCTCACCCCTGACAGCATCATAAACCTGTGCGTTGTCGTACTGAAAAACTTGCCTCATGCCTGAAGGTCCATCACCAACTGAAGCAATGCAGGGTTCGGGTACAGCGACGCGATAGCCCGCACCTGTTCGGCAAGGTCACGGTTAGAACCAGGCTCAGGGCGGATAGACGGACCAAACACAGCAGATGACGGTCCAGGACCGAAATCCATGCCAGCAGTAATCGGTTCCTGCGGGCGGTTCGTGGCACCAGTCAGGTCAGCAACCTGTCCAGGCATCGGTGTCACCTGCGCCGCCTGAACATCTGTCGGGGCTGAACCCATCGGCACAGCCTTTTGCGCGGCAATCTGCTTGCCTGCCTCACCGTATGTCTGACCCTTCGCAGCAGTCGCCGCAATCTTGGCGGCAGGGTTCTGCAAGTCGGTCCTGTTTGAATACTGTTCTGCCATGATTACCCCAGTCTGTTAGCAAGACTCAGAACACCACCAGGTGTTGACGGCTGCGCCGCCGCACCAGCACCAGCACCGCCACCAAGTTGACCCAACAAATCCTGCAACGACGGCGCACCAGCAGGAGCAGCAACAGGCTGCTCAGCACCCATCCCAGGCATCGCCAACCCAGGCATCGTCTCAGGTGAACCAGCAGGAGCCTGCGCTGCCTGCCGTTCCTGTGCCCGCTTCTGCCCAGCCTGAATAGCCTCAGGGAGCGACATCTTGTTCTGCAACACCTGGCTGGCGATATACGCCAAATCGTCAGGCTGGTACGGTCCGTTCGGGTCCGCAGCCTGCGACTGGATGGACGACAGCAGTGCAGCCTCCAACCCTTCGGCAACGATACGGTCCTTTTCCAGTTCAGGGTCGGCAATCATCGGGTCTGCTTCACGGGCAGATTCCTTGGACATCAGCCCCGTACCGAGACGCTGACCCAAACCAACAATGAGGCTGTTCACATCGGAACCAGATGCCGAGTATGCGACATAGTGGAAGTCGGTTTCCCACAGTTTGTTCGGCGTGTAATCCTTGATACCGCCACCCGCACCAGGAATAAAGAACGACTTAGCGTTGTTCCCCCAGTAGGTCTTCTCCAATGCAATGGCAATCTTGTCTTCTTCCACACGGGAAGCAGCGAACGTGTCCTGTGCTTCCTGCACACGGAAATCCACTGTTGCCGACAGGATGGATTCGCCACGGCGACCAGTACGAATGTTCGTGCCAGACTCGCCACCGAACTCGGCAGGAATAGCACCCTCCAAACGCTCCTGACGTTCCAACCTGTCCAGCGCGGTGTCAGTCTTGTAGCCAGGGTTCTGCTGCAACTGTTGAATGTCGCCACCCTTGATGACACCCAACTGTCCAGACTTGCCATCAGCAATCTGCATGATTTCAGGGTTTTCACCAGGGCGAGCGACAAGGTATTCGTCGGGGAAAATACCGCGCTCAATCGCAATTTCAGTGAGGGCTTGCAACCTAGCCCTGGTGTAATACATTCCGAGCAGACCATCAAACTGTCCACGCGGCTTATCAAGGGTGATGCGCTGCGGAATAACCACCAGCGGCATACCAGTACGGTTCACAACACGGGACAACTCCACTGCTGGCGCACCCATGTAGGCACCACCAGTAATCGGGTCGCGGTCCTTCTCATAACCAAGAACAATCAGAACGATTTCCTGGTCGTCACAGTATTCAAGGATGGTGAACTGGTCATCAGGTTGCGGGTTGCCGACACGGAGGATGCCATTCAGGGCGTACCCGTAGTTCCGCATAATCCAGGCGTACGGACGGCTGTAAGTAAAGATGCAGTTATCAGGAACAGGGTTGGATTCGTCGGTGACAGGAGCAGCGAAAGTGTCCAACGGGTTGCGGAGATGCCATTCAGGGAGACGCTTGTCAAAGTTCGGCTTCAGATACACGGGTGCGTTTGCGTACGCAAAGAAGTTACGGGCACGGCGACGGTCCTTCTGTGCCATACGGTTCTGGTCCCAGATGGAAAGCATGGCACGGCGACGGTCTTTCGCCATTTTCATGCTGCGGTCCTGTCCTTCACGCAGTGCAGGGAAGTACGGCGACGGCTGCGTGGACGTGACACGCATAGCCATCTGGTCCAACCCCTGCACAAACAGGTTCGCTACCGACGAACGAGCAGTACGGTCCAGTTCTGACAGGGGAACAACGACTTCACCGTTGGCGAGGCGACGCACTTCACGCATCTGTTGAAGAATGGGTCCTTGACCGAGATGACGTTCACGGTACAGGGCAACGATTTCCTCAATTGACTTCATGCAGAACCTTTGTTGGCGACCGTACGGGAACGATAATACATTATCTCAACCATGAAGGTCGCCATTGGCGGGGTGGAACTTTCGCTTGGGTCAGGTTCGGCAGGTTGAGGACACCCATCCACAACGCCATCACGATGTCGGTCCCGTTTTTCTTGTCGCGGGTCCACTTCGTCAACTCATCCAGGGCTGCGAGTGTCTTCCAGTTGCCACGCATAGACGGGAACCGCATCGCACCAGACCTGATAAGCGGCGGAAGGAGGGCTTCCACACCCAGGTTCTCGTCCACTTTGTTGCGGGAAGTGGTGTGCGGGACGACATTCACCCTGTTCATGGCTTGCCAGCGGCGCACAAAGTCGTGTGCCAGCAGGAAACGCTGCGCTGCGTTGATTTCCACCACCCAATGGGAGATGGGGTAGTTCATGTCCACGGAGCGTTGCTGCCATTCGTCCATCAAACCTGAGTATTCGCTGGTGGCGGTGTTGAACCCGAGGACTTCTTCGGCTGTCAGTTTGACTCGTTCCAAGTCCACAATATGGTAGATACCCAAATCGGGTTGGTAGATGAACCAGACGAACGCCCAAAACATGGTGGGGCTGGGGTCCACCGCAACAACAGACACCCAGGGGTGCGCCAACCCTTCAGGGATGTAGGCGGGTTGGCGTTCGTTGTCTATGCAGCCTGGGTAGTCAACGCCGTCCAAGCCTTTGCCGCCTGTCATCCACACCCTGTCAATGAGGCGGGCATCCAGGTCCAGGTCTTCCTGCTGGTAGACGACGTTGAAGACGTCGGGTTTGTTGTAGCGGATGAACGACAGGTCTTTCCACGGGAGACGTTTCGGGTCCAGCAGCGGACCGTCAGGGTACGGGGGGGCTTTGAAGGAGCGTGATTCTTTCCCCGTATCCAGTTCGTCGTAATACGCTTTGTAGATGATGTGACGATACTTTTTCTGGCGGACAGGTTGCCCTTCCTGGACATCCTCAGGGGATTTGACATCCGAACCGTCATAGTTGATGTCGTCTTCTATGTCGTACGTTTCCTTCGCAAGACAATGAGCGTAGAGGTCGCCAGACCCGAGACGCTGACCAACAACGGCGAGAAGTCCGCCAGGGTCACAACGAGCCTCTGCAACATTGTCCCAGCGTTCAAGAAGTTTGTCACGGGCAACAGACTCCCGAGCGTTATCAGGAGAGGCAACGTCGTCAAACAAGCAGAGGTCGGCGCGGTGTCCGATGAACTCTGCTTCAATGCCGTACGCTCTAACGGTTGGTTCTTTATTGTCAAGCCCGTTCCCGTCCAACTGTTCAACGACGAACTCGTCGGCTCGCCACAACGCCCCTTTATCGGTCGGTTTGAAACGTCCATAGTCCAACTGGAGACAACCTTCAGCATTTAACGCCAGCCCTTTCGCCACCATGTTCGGGTCAGGTTCAATCGGTTGCACCCGCTCCAAGGTTTCCCTGATACGACGCGAATACAACTTCGCCATGTTCTGTGAAACAGAACCAATCATTACACGGATACGACGATTACGAACAATTGCCCATACCGCCACATCATGGAACAAGGTTGACTTGCCTGCACCAGGGGGCACGTTCAAGACCACGAACTCTTTTTCTTCTGACTCCAACAGTTTAATCAGCGTCAACGCTGCTTCCACCTGCCACGGACTGGGGACCCTGCCCAGGTAGTGGCGTCTAAAGAAATCAAAATCTTCCAACCCGCGCTGAGCATTCTCACACAACCGTTCAACAGGAACAGCAGATGGCAAATCCACCGCATCCATCAACTGCTGATACTCAAGCGTTTGACGACCACCAGAACCCTTACCAGTTGCCATTTTATGTTCGGCTTCCTTACGGTTCGCCTCCAACAACTTGGCTTTCTTCAACCAGTTAGACCCAGTGTTGATATGCACACCAGCCTGGGCGGATGCATCCTTGATGGTTCTGCCCGCAGCAATCAACGCAAAAAACTTTGCTTTGTCAGCGGGGGACACTGCACGTTTAGTTCCCATGAATAGTTGCAAAGCATACAGCATCATGTAAGATGTCACCGCAACAGAGAAAGCCCTCACCGTCGGGACGACAGGCGAGGCACCCAAGACCTACACCCCGAACATAAAGCATGAGCGTCGGGAATGGTATTCGTGGCAGGAAACTGGGTCCGACTCCCCATGCAAAAACGCCTCCCAAGCGACCCAGTAACGAGAAATAGAACGGTGCTTGTGAGATACGCGAGGAGTGAAAAAATCTTTGATAGGTGTCGGCTTGAAATCTTGGCTACGGCGACCTTCAGTTCTTTGAGACTGTAAACCGTGGGGGGAGCAAACAACCATGCCCGTCGGTCACCAGGCATCGTTAGGTTCCGCCTACGGCGGCTAACGCCCTCGCTCCGCTCGGTTGTTCACAGGGAAGAAGTGAGGCAAGTTGGAACGCGATGCTTACCCCTTCCCCGCCCTTTTATGTTAAACAATACGCTCAGCAAACAACCCACCACACACACCAGCAACCCAACCACACAGCCAGAGACACATCTCAAAAAACGTCTCACCACCCCAAAAGAGTGAATCCCCGTAAAGGCTCTATCACCACCTTCTCCCCCCGCCTGCCTCGGCAGACCCCCAGTCGTGGTTTGTTGCGTCCGCAACTACTCCACGGTAGTTGTACCCTACAAGTTTTCGGTGAACAGTCCGTGACTGTTGCCTCCGCCTTGCCCGTGTTGGGAATGGGTGGGAATGAGAATGGGTGGGAGTGGCTTGCCCCTACCTACTGGTCGGTAGTTGCGTTCGCAAGTATCTGGCTCGGGGTGTGTTAGGTGTGCCTAACTTGGTGGCTTTGGGGACAGTCGGTGTCTGTTGGTTGTTAGGTGTGCCTAACGGGGTGTGGGGGTGGCGGTGCTGGTTGGTGGACAGTCTGGGACTGTTGGTGGGGAGTCGGGGACTGTTCGTGTGGGGGTTTTGGGTAGTTTGTACCTGAATGATTCTGGTAGTTTCTACTTTATTCATTTGTGTAGTTTCTACTCTAATCATTTGGGTGTTTTCTACTCTTATTCGGGTCTTTGGGGGGCGAACAGGTGTTCTGTTGGGAATGAGTGAGAATGACCGAAAAGTCGGTGACTGTCGGGTGTGACCTTGGTCACACCTCGGGAAACCCTTGTGGGATAAGGGTTTGCGGGGGTAGGGGGGTGTCAATGGGTAGTGGAACCGTGCCACGGTTGCCCTAGTTTGGTCTCCATGAAGAACACCGAAACACACGAGGCACGCCCCCCCTTTGGGGTGGAGTCTGCCCCGAACCTGTACACCATCACCGCCAGTTGGGGAGAGAAGGTGCGCCTGTTCTCCTTCACGGATTGGGACGAGGCACACGCCATCGCCACCGCCGAGGAGATGGTGCGACTGAACCGAGCCTACAAGGGGTGGCGCAAGTCCGATTGCGAGGCATGGCACGGCACCGTGACCATGACCTCGGGCGGCTCGTCATGGGTCATCGCTCGCCCCCGCACCCCGAGGGAGGACTGACCTAAGACAGACATACCCCCCGCCCCGATACTGGCGGCGGCGGCTCACGACCGAGCGGGGGACGATGCCCACAGGGGCATCCCAACAGAAAGGGGGCGAACGAATGTTCGCAACAGAGACACAGGACGCCACGCTTGCGCCTGTCATTGAGGCACTCCATAGTGTCTATGGTGACCTCGCAAGCCATGTGGAACTTACGACAGGAGAGGCACTCCCGCCCGCCCTGTTCGTGGTCAAGCGTGACGCCCGAGCATGGGGGCACATCACCCTCGCCACGGCATGGGCGACCGAAACCGAGACCTTGGACGAGGACTACGCCTACGCAGGTTGGGCACTCTCAATGGGGGTGACGCCTACCCGAACGGTGGCGCAAGGGTTCCACGAAATCATGGTGAGCGGGGAGAACCTCTCACGAGGCGGGCGTGCCGTGTTCGGCACGGTGGCGCACGAGGCGACCCACGCCCTCAACATCGCCCGCCAGGTGCGGGATGTGGATTCCAACGGACGGCACAACCGAAAGTTCGCTGACCTTGCCGAACAGATGTTCGGTCTCACGATTGAGCAACACGGCTCTATCGGGTGGAGTCTTACGACAGTAGGGGACGACTGTTACCGCAAGTGGCGGAGGTCCATTGAGCGACTGGACGAGGCTATCCGAGCGGTGGCGCACCACGGACAGGCGCAAGGGTTCGGGGGGTTCGCCCCTGGAGGGTTCGGAATCTTCGGTGGCACCCCTACCCCCAAGGGGCGCAACAAGAACCTGCTGAAAGCGACCTGTGGGTGTGGTTCGTCCATCCGAGCGAGCCGAACGGTGCTCACCAAGGGCGTCTCGTGCGATGGGTGCGGGGAGAACTTCACCCCCGAGGACTGACTTACGACAGGGATACCCCTAGCCCGCAACAGGCGGCGACTGTTCACGACAGACTAGGGGACGATGTTTCACGGGAAACATTCACAAGAAAGGGGACACGCTATGCGGGTCACAGACGGACAGTTCCACCATTTGGCGGATAGGATTACCGATGAACTCAGGTTCGCGGGCATGATTGAGAAGGGTGACCGCATGGTCATTGAGATTGGGTCCAAGACCTACGGGCGGGCGTACAGGCTCTACCGCAGGGCGAACGAGGGAGGCGGCTACTCCGACTCTCCTCTCCACCTCGGGGACGGATTCCTTGGGATGACGGGAGACGCCGCATACCGAACCGTTATCGGCATCCTCCGCACCTTGGAGGCGGTCTCGGCGCACAACGCATGGGGAGCGAAGCGATGAGCGTTCACGAGCACATCATCCTGGCGGTGTCGGTGGAGGAGTACCTGCTGATGCGGGAAGCCCTGTGGGAATACTGCGAGACCCAACGCAAGCGAGAGAACTTTGACCTGGTGAACCGTGCCGACAAGTTGCGGGATGACCTCGGCAAAGTCGGACAGAGGGAGGGCGGCAAAGTCATCGCAGAGTTCTGACATAAGACAGGGCTAGACCGACAGACGGCACGGGGAGCGAGACCCCACTAGTCCACGAGTGGCACGGTGCCACTTACCCTAGAAGGAGGGACATAAGACATGACGACAACTTTCCTGGTGGAGATTGTCTACCGCACGCAACGCAAGGGCGGAAGCCTGGTGCGGTACAAGGTGGAGGCGGGGACTAACTCTCACGCTTACGACATGGTGCGGGAGATGCTCGGGCTGAATCCCGCTGACATCATGGCGGGCTGGACAACCTGTGACCCGTACAAGGTGGACGGGGGTTTGAGCGCATGAGCATCGTGACTTACGACAGCGAGGCGTTGGAGCAGACGCAGGAGGGTGACTGCCCTGGCTGTGTGTACGAGGGCACGACCTGTACCCTCTGCGAAATCTTCGGGGAAGGCTGACTTACGACAGACAGAAAGAGAACAGTCGTTGACTGTTGGCGGGTGCGATTCCCTCCCTGTCTACTGTGACACAGGTCACATCAAGATACCCTAGACAACTGTTCTACGGAACGATAGGGTGACACCTAACAAACACGAGCCTAGAAGGGGGCTACACAAATGAAGAAAGCACAACTGTTGGAGAACATGGTCAGGAACCCTGGCATGATTTACGCCAACGCAACAGCCAAGGCGGGGAACTGGTCAAAGTACCCGAGCCGATTCCGAGTTGTCGGTCTGTCTTACGACGGGACGCAGGCAAAGATTCAGGGGGTGGCGGTCAGTCACTCTGATTACCTGGTCAACGAGGACGGGTCATGGTGGAAGGACGAGGACGGCAAGCACATCGCTGACCCCCGCCCTATCCGTGAGCGCACGACTGTGACGGTTGCCGAGAAGATTCAGATTGTCCCGTTCCGCCTCATCGTGGATAGCGACACGCCGACAGAGAAGCAACTGGTGGATTGGTATGTCGCCCGTGAGGAGGAGCGAGAGGCACAGCGGGTGCGCTACCGTCAGGAGTCGGACATCCGTGACGCCAAGCGGGACGCCCTGTTCACGGCACTTGCCGAAACTGTGGGGCACGAGCGGGACAAGTGGGGCAACGGAGATGTGGTTGTCCATCTGACCTGGGCACAGGTGGAGGCTCTGACTTCCATCCTGACTTACGCACGACAGACAGAGGGGGTGTGACATGGGGCAGAGGACTTGTGACGAGTGCGGTAACCCGCTGACCAGCAAGGAGGTCAGGCGGTACAACGGCTGGGAGTTCCACGCCGACTGTAAGGTGCGTGTCCAGGAGCGGGTGCGGTTGGACTATGCGGAGGCACGATACCGTAGCCTCTTGGCTCGCCAGAACAGGAGCGTGTGACATGGATACCGTCATCTACTGTGACCATTGTGGGGAACCGACCCCGCTGGACAGGATGTACCACTACGAGGCGTTGCCGTGGGATGTGGACAGCGCACACGCTGGCGAGTCAGGGTCGGTCTGTACCCTCTGCCAACACCTGCTGGGGGGTGGCGCATGACCGCATGGGAACTGTTCTACCTGCTCTGGGGTTTGGGCATGGGCTGGTGTCTGAACGGGATGGTGTGGCGACACACGCCTCGTCGTAAGACAGCACAGAAGCCTCGCACCAAGAACACGAGGTCGCATTGGGTGTGACGCAGGTCACATTGACAAACCACACGAACTGTGCCACGATTGGGTGGCGGGGTGACAAGCAGACAGACAGGTGCGAGTCCTGTCCACCCACCATGCCGACCACAACGGGAGGCAGTAGCAAACTCCGAAGGGGAGAACAAACAATGGAACACAACTGCGAGTGTGAGATGGGAGCGTGGGCGGGTTCGCTCTGCGACTTCTGTATCACCGAGATGATGACTGACGGGTACACCCCGCAGGACGGATGGTTCACCGATGAACAGGCTGACCGTCTCGCAAAGGCGGTGGGCTGACATGGGATACTACGCACACCTGCTCAAAGGTGACCCGTTCACCATCACCAACCCGACAGCGGTACTCAACCGACTGGCAGAAACCGAACAGAACATGGGCGACACAGTACGCCACTCTTGGTGTCAGCCTGTCGCCTCATACCGCATCAGGAACACCGACCAAAATGCCCTGGTCCGTATCCTTACCGACTTCGGTTTCACCGCAGAGGACGCCTCAAATGATGGTGTCAAGGTCACAGGGTTTGACGACAACAAACTGGGCGGGTCATGGGACAAGTTCTGGGATGCGTTCGCACAGGGCACTACCGATGAGGTGTCATGGATTATGTGCGGCGAGGACGGCGAACATTGGGCGGAGGTCATCACCACGGATGGTCACCGTTCAGCAAGCGTGACCGTGAACTATACGGTGGAGGTCTGACATGGCAAGTTACCTGGTTACCGCTACCGTGACTTACGAAGTACACGATGTGAACAACACAGCCGAAGCCGTGGACATCTTCGTTCAGGCAGTCACCGCCGACCCGAGCATGGATGGCGTCACCCTGGCAGGGGTACGAGAAGCAACTGCCACGACGCTCCCCGACGATGACGACATCTCGGATGACGCCGAATGGGAAGAAGCCAACCCGTTCACCAGGGCAACGGAGGGCTGACATGAAGCCAACAAAGAACGACATGGACGGGTTCATCCAGTACATGATGGAAGACCCGTGTATGGACGAGGCACACCCGTCCCACGCATGGCTGGTGTCCTGTATGGATTGGGTCATGGACAAGTACAACGCTGAGAACTGGGAGGAACAGGCATGAGGCACTACTCACCCGACCACCCCGCCGTCATCTCCTACCGTAAGACACATCCACCCAAACCCATGAGCCTCGGACGCAAGACAGCAATCATGGTCCTGCTCACAGGTGCGGTGCTCATCACACCGTGGTGGTGGTATGTCTCGGTTGCCTGTACCCTCACCGCATGGCACACCATCAAGAGGTACTACGACCAGCCGTGATACCCGCAGTCCGAAACGAAATCAAGGAACTGCGAACCTACTACCATCAATGGCGAATCAGACGACACCCGTACAGGTATATCATCACCTACGAAGTGGGCGGCAACCCCATCCGCTACATGACCTGGGATTACAACCAGGTATGGCGATGGACACGCTCATCCAGTATGGCTGCGAGATTCACCAGCGAACAGGTCGCCCAGTCCTGCGTCCAATCCACATCATTACCTGACAGATTTAGGTACAGCATCCGTCGCATCCCCCGATGACGGTGCTAACCTAGATAGTGACCCCCACCTAGCGGTTCCCCCTTCCTGCTTCGTGGGGGTCACTTACTTTCTGCGGTTGACCTTGACGAACTGGTCACGTTCTTTCGGGGTCATCCCCCCATACATTCCGTTGCGTCTGCCAGTCTGTTCCTCGTATGTAAGACAGAACTCCAAGCATTGGAGTTTCACATCGCAGTCCTTACAGAACGAACGAGCCTTCCGCCAGGGGGCATCACCAATCTCACCCTTGTCAATGTCAGGATGGAAAATGTCTGTGCCCGCACCACGACAGGATGCCCGCTCAAACCATTCGCTTCTCACTTCTTCGCCCTTCGCAGTTTCGCTTCCACCTTCTCATCATGAATGCGCTTCACCCAATGGCAAGCACACCCACAGCCAGCGATTTCTTCTGGCGTCCAGATACGGATAGCACGGGCGACAGTCCCGCAATGGTCACAGGATTTCTGGTCGGGGTACGGCGGGTTGGTATCTGTTGCGCCAGACTGACGGCGAGTGGTTTTCCTCAATGTCTGCCTTCTCTGTGAGGTCACGGTACGGACGGATGATGTGAACACAGACTTCTTCGCCCTGTTCCATCTGCTCATCTTCATCGGGTGTGGTCGGCAAACCATCGTGCGTAAGACAGATAGGCGGACCGACCCACCCTTTCTCTATGCCGAGCGACATCCAAATGTCAAAGTCCAGGTTGCCCAAGTCCATCAGAACGGTTCCTCGTCGGTGACGGTCGGCATCGGGCGACCGACGCTCTTGGTGGCGAACGCCTGACCGATGACCTCGGAGGTCTTGTCCTTGACCCAAGTGTTCCAACGGCACGACACGCCAATCTCGTCAGCGACAACCTTCACGGTCTTGCCCTTCGTGCCGTCCTTCTTGGTGTATTCGTCCTGCTCCATGCGTCCGACGACGAGCACGGTGTCGCCCTTGTTGGCGGAGCCAGCGGTGTTCTCTGCGAGCGTGCCGAACACGACGACGTTGTGCCAGGTGGACTTCTTCTTGTCGTCCTTGCCGTACGAATCCACGATTGACAGTTCCAGCACAGCCATGCCGTTCGGTGTGTACCGCAGTTCGGGTTCCTTGCCGACCCTGCCGTTGATGATGAGTGTGTTGTTCATTGGGTTTCCCCTTCTTTCTTTTGGAGTTGTGTTTTCCGTCTGCCCAACTTACGGCAGTGGTGTGTTGGTGTTTGGGACACCTTCACATAGGTGGTGACTGACACCCCGCAGGTCGGGCAATGCCATTTGATTTTTGTCACGATTCTTTCTTTCCCTTCTGCATTGGCGGCACTCTCGTGCGCCGTTCGTTTTGCGGTAGGTGTTTGTCTCGGTGTACTCATGCCCCCAGGGGCAGTGTGTTTTGTTGGCGTAGTAGTGGCGTCCTCTGTCCACTACGTCCCTCATGTTCTCGGTTTGGGTTCCGCCTTCTAGGTGGTGCGGGTTGACGCAGATGCGGTTGTCGCATTTGTGTCGTACGACAGGAGGGTGATAGAGGTTGGCTATGAAGAACGAGAACCTGTGTGCCGCCTGGTGTTTCCCTGCCGCATACAGTTGCCCGTATGAGTCGCCTCTCCGTGACCCTTGCCATTCCCAACAGTCGGTGACTTGTCCGATGTTGACCTTTGCCCAGAATCGTGCTGTGGTTTTGTACGAGTAGATGTCCACAGTTTCCCCAATCGTCTGTGGAAAACATTAGCATCCTCGTTTCCAGCGTTGGACTTTGGGGTGGCGGGAACGACAGATGTACGCCTGGAGGGTGGGTGACCGTTTGACACAGCCCCAGCCCCACGGTCCGACCCGCCAGATGTGGACACCGTGGCTGTCGGTGTACCCCGAGAAGGCGATGGCATCTGCGACCCTGACCTGCTGGCGTGGGGTCAGCCCCTTGGCGGAGCGGTACTTGGACCAGCGACGGAAGGTGTGGCGGTTGATGCCCAGCCCTCCCGTGTAGGAACGGGTGGAGTGCTCCCAGTTGCCACCTGTTTCGCATCGGGCGAGGGTGTCGTAGTAGTTGTCGGGCATGATTGCCCCGTACTTTTTGCGGGACGGGTCCAGGTTGTCGGCGTGTGCTGTGGTGGCTGGTGCCACCAGTGCCAGACATAAGACAGATGCCGTCAGCAGTTTTCGCATAGTGCCTCCTTGTGAGGGGGTTCTGCGTTCCGCTTGATGGGCAGAACGATTCTAGCATCTCAGTCGTAGAGAGGGTTGGTGAGCAGGTCGGTGACCTGTTCGGGGTAGAGGACGAATCCTTTGGCGGGGTTGTCTGAGTTGGCGGCGAAGGTTCTTTTCTGGAGCAGGTCTTTGTTGTACCTAAGAAAGTTCTTCAATCGTGCCACGCTTATGATGACGAACGCATCAGGAGCAAACCTGTACGCCCACCAATCAGCCTCCGTGACATTGATACCAGAGTCCTTCCAGTCGCGTCCTGCGGGCTTCTGCTGCGTCTCCACAGCCATCCTGCCATTGCGGTACCTGTCAGCCTTGACCTCCACTCTGCCGCCCTCCACAGCACGGAAGAACATGATGAGATTCTCCTCACCCTGGTGCCCGTACTCAAGGTCAACAGTGAAATCAAAGCGGGGGTCATAGCCTCCGATGTTCATGCCGTCAGTCATCGCCACCCTCAATCGGTACATTCCACCAGGCATCCCCGAACACTTCGTACGGGTGGACACCACGCTTCACGCAGGCGGCGTCAGCAACATACAGGTCCACGCCGTCACGCAACCAGCGTTCCATCATGGCTTTGCTCGTCCCACCAACATGAAAATCATTCTCGGTGATGAACGCAACCAGCAGGTCCGCCTTGATACGGGGTGCTTTGTGTCTGTACTTACGTCGGTCAGCGTTGTACTTGACATACGCCGCCTCACAGACAGCACACCTGCAACCCCTCCGCTTGTACCCACTGATGCCGTGCGGGTTTCCAGTCTTCGCCATCAGTCGCCCTGGTAGCGACCACGAGGGTAGACATGACGGGGGTTGACATCGCCGTTGTTCATCATGTCCACCACCCACAGCAGTGACTCACGGACACTTTCGGCTGTGGTCTTTTCCTTTGGTTCTTCCTCGGGTGTTTCTGTTTCTTCACTCATCAGTATCCTGCATCTTTCAATAGTTGTATGAGAACCCATGTCGGCATGATGGCGTACCAATCTCCGACATTGGTAGTGCCCCGCTTCTTAGCGATGACCGAACCAGTAGCGGCGGTGGCGTTGTCCATCTCCACTTCCAGTTCTTTGACCCAGCCAGCCAGGTCTAGTTTGGCGTGGTTTTTCACCTCAAACACGATGGGTCCACATCCTGTGATGTCGCCCTTGTCCACTGTTCCGTGCAGGGCACGACGTTCAGCGTACGGGAATCCATGTTCACGCAGGTATTTCACTACGGCTGTCTCGGCAGCGGTGCCTTTCTGTTTAGCCTTGCTCATCTGTCACCGCCTGGTGGTAGTCATGCCATGCGCCGAGCCATGTCTCGTTAGTGTTTTTGTCCCACGGTTCACGGAACGCATCAATCTGCTGTTCAGCCCCGTTGATGAGGTTGGTAGCAATCTTGCGCCAGCGGTCACGGTCGGCTCGTAGGCGTTCAATCTCATCAGCGGCTTCACAAGTAATACAAGAATGGTCGTACTTACAGCCAAGCCATTTCAATCGGTTCACAATGTCATCAGACATAACGGTTCGCCAACTCCCGTTGCACCCGCTCCAGTTCAGCCTGCAACGATTTGATGTCTGTCTGCAACAGTTCCACCTGGGATGTCAACGCACGCACGATGTTGCGCCACGCCTGCTCACGCAGACGACGGTTCTCCAGTTCAGCCTGGTCTTCCATCTGCCCCATCAGAAAGCCTCAGGGCTGAACTCAATGTAATACGCATTGCGAATCAACTGGCGAATCAGAACAGAACGCTTCACGCCCAACTTCTCACACAGTTCCGCAATCTCCTTCACCTGCGTGTCAGTCACACGCAACCCGATGATACGGGACGACGCCTCCTCAGCAGTCGGGTCAACAGTTCTCTTGTTCGCCATGACTACTTACCTGCCAGTTCCTTGAAAGCGGCACGCAACGGCACAAGGTCAGCCTCAACCAACGCTCGCTCGTCAATGCCAGCCTGAACAACCACTTCTTCCATGTCCAGCCCTGCCTTCTCGCACGCCGCCTGGAACTGGGCAATCTGCTCCACACTCAACGGGGAGGTCGGGGACGACTTGACAATCGGCTTTGCGTCTGTCGGACGGTTGCCGATGGTCTTGTTCGTGATGGGAGGGGACGACTGCTGGTAGTGGTCCAGGTCATTCCATTCCTGCTTGGTCCACAGGCTGAGACCGATACCGAAACGCATCGCCCCGTTGCGGAGCGCGTCACCGTACAGCACCTTGTCCAAGTCCATGCTGTTCGCTTTTGCGGTGCCGATAGCGAGACGTGCCTGACCGAGCAGAGTCATCTCAAACCACATCGTTGCCATGTCGTTCACGATGTTGACTGCGGGACGACCGTTCTCCCATGCGATGGGGACGAGACGCCAGTGCGGGTCAATCTCAATGAGGATGCGGGTGATGTCTGCGTGCCCCACGAAGTCCAGTTGGGTGTTGCCCTTCGGCAACTTGCCAACAATCTTCGGGTCAGGGACCGCATAGTTGTTCAGAACTTTGAGAAGTTCTGCTGTGTTCTTTTCTGTTTCCATTGTCATTCCCCTTTCAGAAGAAATGTTCTCGTGTTTGATTCTTTGGTGAACTGCTCAGCCAGTTCAGGGTGAGCAGTGGTGAACGCTTTGGTGTCAAACACCTTGCGTGTCTGCGGTTTCCATGTGGCAACGACGCTACCGTTCAACACGGCAGTATCGGCATCGCCAATGAGTCCGCAAATCTTTGCCTTCAACTGGTCTTCCAGTTCCTTGTACGACGCCAGTTCGCTACGCACATGACGCAACTGTGCGAACAGGTCAGCGTGTTCGCTGTCAAGGTTCGTGGTCTTGGGTTCCGCCTTCTGGTATCGGGTTGACACCGTTTCGTACGACCATACAACACCAGGGGGTGTCATGCCAAGTTCAATCGCGTTCAGCCATGTCTCCACAGCAGAGATGTGTTCAGCCATTTCAGCCTGCGTGATGCGCTGGATGTGAAGATGAAGATTCATGGACGGGTCAAACACCGCCCAGGTAACCTGGCTTACGTCAGCGCAGATTGCCTGCTGGATTCCCTGCAACCTCCAGTAGTCAGGCAGTTGCCCTTCCCACTTGCGGGTCGTGGTCTTGATTTCCAGAACCTTGCGGGCGGTGTAGGTTTCGCCGTCGTCGTTGGTCAGTTCACCTTCCCAGAATCCATCAAGGGTGGACACCATGCGGGCACCGTTCGGTGAGTCACAGGCGAACATCTCGTCAGGTGTGGTGAACGGGATGCCGATACGGTCCGACGCCCAGCGGAGGATGGTGTCCTCCAGGCGGTTGCCTCGTTCCATTGCGGCGTTCGGTGGGATGGGTCGGGGTGGGACATCGCCCATGAGTTCGGCTGCGTAAGCGTCACGCTTCACGAACGGGTGCAGCCCGTAGATGGCTGCGACTGCCGAGGCTGACACACGCTTGTTGCCGTTCTCGTCACGGAATCGGATGTTCAACCAGTCTTGTCCGCCGTGTTCGGGCTTGCTGATTCTGTATCTGTGTAGTGGCATTGCGCCCCCTTCGTTGTTGTACGGTAGGTAAGGTACAGGGTACGAAAGGGGTGTGTCAAGGTCGGCTACGACAAAGTTTGTGTGACCTCCGTCACAACCTGAACGTTGCGGACCATCGCCACAGGAATAAAGAAACCGTGGATACCTTCACCATCCGTGATGGTTTGCCACAGGGTCACATGGTCTTTCTTGCCGCCAGGTGCGTCAGCAGGAACCAAGTATCCGCAGGTGGTGACGATGCATTCACCGTCGTCTTCGTGGCTGTCAAGGTCCAGCCACCCGCCATCGGAGGCGTGAGCGTCAGCCCACTTGACAACAGCAATCGGGTACTCACTCATCGTCCTGCTCGCCTTTGGTTCGGCACACGGCACAGTATTGACCGTCGGTGATACGCCATGAGTTGCCACAGGTGGGGCAGGTGAGCCAGTTGCGGGTTTCCATGTGACCAGTGTAGGCGGGGGTCAGGCTGCTGTGCGAGCCTTATTTAACAAGGCTTCAAGGCGTTCTACTGCACGGATAAAAGCATCGTGTTCAGTAGGGATGACGGTCGCTTTGACCAGGTACTTAAGCAGGATTTCAATGTCTTGACGAGTCATAGGACTCGCCAGATTACTACTGCTTTTTTGTTGTACTTTTCTTCGGAACCGTAGAACTTCTGGGTTTCTTTTCCAGATTGTCCAGTCGTGCCTCAATGCGGTCAATCGCATCACGCAACGAAGACCCACCGTTGTTCATCATGTTCATCTCAACAACAGACACAGCCTTCTCAATCCGTGTACCCCACCTTACGACAGGACGCACAACGGTCTGGATGATGACAGCGACAGCACCGCACACGGCACCCGCAGTGATAACCCACTGAGCAGCGTTCATCGTTCCACCCTTCTCACTTCACCATAAACGAGACAAAGAAAAGCAGATACAGAAAAGCCGACGCCACAAAGAAACCCCAACGCCAGGTTTGCATACTTCACAGCGGCTTGGGCAGTGCCCGCCACTTCGCCTCAAACGCATCCTGGTCCAGATGGGCAGTGTCAGGACCGACCTCAACGTGAATCCAGCGACCCATCGGGGTGCCACCGTTATCGTCGGCGGTCCATTCCTTCCAGCCCCTGCCGATTCTCCAGCCCCTACCCCACTTCTTGGCGGTGCCAGTCGGGTTGCTGACGGCGGAGTAATCGTGTACTTCCTCAATGTCCAAAGCCTTCACAACCTCAGGTGATGTCAGCCATGCGATTGCCTGCTTCGCTGCGTCAATACCCTGACGGTCATACGAGAAGCCCAGGTCAACAGCCCTGCCCGTGCCGTGGACGCTCATCCACTTCTCGGCACCAGGCGAGTCAACCGTCATGCCCTTCGGAGCCGAACGCATCAGTCTGACGTTCAGCGTCCCCAGGTTCTTGAAACCCCAACGGCGACCGCAGAGAACAACGAACCGTTCCACAGCGGGCAACTTTGCGTGGGCAACCTTGTCAAACCCTGTGTACTTGCTCATTCGTCGTCCTCTTTCCTGCGTCGCTGGCATCGGTTCCGCCAACGGTCCTGGTTATCATAGTCGTCAAAGAACAGCAGACGTTCGGTTTGTTCGTGGATTTCCTGGTCTTCCCAGACATCCTCGTCGTCGTCAAATGCGATGAGGAAGATGGCGCACTGGATGACGGGGTTGCCGTCCAGGTCTAGTTCTTCGCCGTCCAGGTGGGCGAGGTCGCCTGCTTCAAAGTCAATGTCGTCGTGTGGTGGGTACGCCGTCTTGTCGTAGTGTTGCACGATTTTGGCGAACTCAATGTAGTCCCCGATAGCCCGCTGGTACGCCTCCCTCTGCGGGTCAGCATCCCAGTCACCCATGACTACTCCTCCAGCCCGAAAGCCAAAGCAACCAGCATGACGAACAGCGTCACACCAGACAGCACCAACGCCTTGTTGAGCGTGTCACCCGACAGCGTAATGAGAATAAACCCAGTGCCAGATGCCCACATCAGCAGGGCATAGATGGCGGTCAGGTACTTCTTCATCGCCTCAGATTACCACTTGCGGCGGGCTGCGACGGCAGCAACAGTGGTGACAGTAGTGATAACG